TATTCCCCTTCTACAAGGCTAATCGCAAAGCAGACCGTGAAAAGTCTGGTTTTGACTGGCATCTAATCTTTGAAACACTCGGTAAGATTCGTGTTGAACTCAAGGAATATTTCCCCTATCGTGTTCTTGAAGTTGAGGGTGCTGAGGCTGACGATATTATCGCCGTTCTAACTGCTCGCAATTCTGCCCATGAGGATATTCTGATTCTATCGTCTGATAAGGATTTCGTTCAGTTACAAAAGTATCCTAATGTGACACAATATAGCCCCATTCTCAAGCGGTTCGTGAAGTCTGAAAATCCTCACGAATATGTCAAAGAGCATATCATCCGCGGTGATCGTGGCGATGGTGTTCCCAACTTTCTGTCGGCTGACAACACCTTTGTGGTTGGTGAGAGGCAAAAAGTCATAAATAAGAAGAAACTGGTCGAGTGGATCAAGACTCCACACGAGGAGTTCTGTGTCAACGACAATATGCTTCGTGGCTACAAGAGAAACCAAATGCTGGTTGACCTTGATTATGTTCCAGAGAATCTCAAGGAACAGATTGTTGAAGCATATGAAACAACGAAGCCTGGAACAAGGCAGAATATGCTAAACTACTTTATTGAAAAGAGACTAAGAAACCTTATAGAAGTAATGGATGAATTTTGATGAAAAATCTTTATGAAATATTTGACGAATTTGTAAAAGCGCCGTCTCGCCAAGAAAAGGTTCAGGTGCTAAGAAACAATGATAACTATGCCCTACGAAACGTTCTTCGTGGGACATTTGATCCAGCAGTTCAATTTACTATTGAACAAGTTCCATTCTATAAACCCTCTGATTCTCCGCCTGGCATGGGTTACTCGTCCATTCATCAGGAATTGAGTCGCGCATATCTATTTGAGCGCAACAATCCAAAGGTATCTCCAAATCTATCGGAGAATCGAAAGCAGCAACTTCTGGTCCAGATTCTAGAGGCGCTAGAGGCTAAAGAAGCTGAAATCTTCATGAACATGCTAAAGAAGAAGCAGAAGGTTCCAGGTCTAACTGAAAAGATTGTGAAGGAAGCATTTCCAAACCTGTATTGAGTATCTATATTATGCTCCACCCGATAAGGAGTATAAATGGCAAAGAGAAAGAGAAAAACAAAACTCGAAAAACTCATGGAAGATTCAACTGAACTTGAATATGAGACAACTCTGAAAGATTGCCAACGTTGGTTCAAAATACTGAACCGCGAAGTATTCAACAACACACTATATAATGTTGATGAAATAGATATAAGATGGAGACGCGGAACACATGCATATTATGAGTATCACATTGATGACAAGAAACCAGACTATCAATATACCAAACTATGCATGAATCGCAAATATAAATCCATGAAATTTTTTGTAGAGGTTCTAGCGCACGAGATGGTGCATCACTATCAGTTCCTACATTGCGAACCAATGGGGCACGGATCATCATTCATGCGCTGGCGCAATATGTTCAACAAGAAGGGACTAAAGTTAGTAGAACACTATGAAGATGCAAAATAATCTCCGCGAATATGATTATGATGAATATGATGAGGACGAATTTGGTAACGATCTGAAGCGCCGAAAGAAGTCTAATCGCCATGACCATGATCGCCGTCGACCAATCAGAAACTGGACGAAGGCTTTTGAGGATCACCAGTCAGACTATGACGAAGTGGATGAATTTTACGGCAAAGCCTAAGCTGCCCCGTATAGTCAAGGTCTAGCTGAGAAAGGTGCGACAACCTGTCGCACCCCTAGGGCCGATTTTGTTGTTGACCTCGCCGTGGATCCTGATATAATGATTCCATGATGAGGAAAAAGCGCCGTAGCGATTGCAACCACCTAGTGTATAGGTTGTCCGTTTGCAACCTAGAGTATATCGGGGTGACCGTCGTTTCTAACCGCTCTCCGAAGCGTTCTCTACGGGTCCGCTGGCAGAAGCATGTCCGTAGGGCCCTCACCGAAGACCGCTCCTGGCGGCTTTGTAAGGCGATCAGAAAGCACGGTCCAGACGCCTTCAAGGTCGAGATCCTCGAGGTTGTCCGCGGCAAAGCTGAAGCCCACAACCTAGAGCGTGTCCTGATCCGTCAATACAACCCGAAGTTGAACACCGATGTCCGCTAGGGTGCGACAACCTGTCGCAGCCCTTTTTGCGTTTTTCCCGTTGACTTTCCCTCCTAACCGTGTTAGTATACACCATAAGTTGAAAAACGGAGAATCCTCAGATGACCATCACCTCTTATTCCTACGCCGACAAGACCTTCCGCACTTTCGCCGAGGGGGCTACACTCAAGGTCGAAACGGGCAGCGTCCGAATCATGTCTGACGTATGGGGCACCGAGGAATGTGCCACCTACTGGGATGAGACCTCGGGTAGTATCCGCACCGCGACGCTGGGTGTCTGGGAATATAGCCCTGGCGAAGCTGCTAACCGCGGCTCGGCTACTGTTGACGCCACGCCTGAGGTCAAGGCTAAGGTGCGAGAGTACCTGTTCAACCTCGCCCTCGAAAAGGCTGTCAATGAAGCCAAGAATATTGCGGCTCGCCCCGTCAAGGGATCGGTCGTCAAGGTTATCTCTGGTCGCTCTGGCAAGGGCACTGTCGGTCCCATCGTTGTCGATATCACCCGCCCCTACGGCATGGGCTATCGCTCTTCCTTGGAGCGCAAGTTTGCCATCGCCACTTCCGACCGCAAGGTCAAGGTAGCCGCTGCTAACGGCAAGGTCTACGAAAACTTCGCCGATGTGATCTGGGTCTGGGCCCGCAACGTTGAACTGGTCGAGACTCCCGAAATTGATATGAGTGAAGTCACAAGCATGGCGCTTGCTAACGCCGAATCTAAAATGCGCGCCTACGCCTAATCGTCAACCCTAAGGAGAAACTAGTATGGCTTATATGTCTCAGGAGAAGAAGGCGAAAATCGCGCCTGTCGTCAAGTCGATCCTCAAGAAGTATGGTATGAAGGGATCGCTCGCTGTCCGCAACCATTCCACACTTGTGCTGAATATCAAGTCTGGCGGTCTGGACCTGATCGGAAACTATAACGAGACTGTGGGCGCCCAGCCTGGCGGCTTCCGTCTTGGTAGTCCCGCGACCGAGTCTCTGGGTGTGAATCCCTACTGGTTCAAGGAACACTTCACAGGCAAGGCTCTGTCCTTCATGACCGAAATATTCAAGGCTATGAATGTCGGCAACCATAACAATTCCAATAGTCAGATTGACTACTTTGACGTTGGTTGGTATGTTGACGTAAACGTCGGCCGCTGGAACAAGCCCTACGTTCTGGAGAAGTGAAATGGGAAAGGTAAAAGAACTTCTCATAGACCTCGAAGAGAAGGTCTGGGAAGCACTCCAAGTGGGGGCTAGCACGCCAGAGGACGTTCTGGGGTATGTCCGTCTAGACATCCCGTTTGTTACACTGGAAAGCGTCCAGGACGCAATCCGCACTATCTATGCTCAGCGCATGGGTCTAGATCCACGAGAACCCTGAGGCTGCGACAATATGTCGCGGTTTTTTCTCTTGACTCCACCATCCATCCTGTTATAATATACCTATGATGAAAACGAAAGGAACCCCTATGTCTCTGGAATACACTTATTGCCTCGGCTCTATTGCCAAGGTTCTTCGCTCTGGCATCATGGCCAAGGGTAAGGTCGTCACTCCCTCTGCTATCGATAAAGCAGCAGAGTCCGGTGCAGGCAAGTCCTATGCCGGCAAGTTCGTCTTTCTGATGCGTAAGTTCTATGGCTTTACCATCACCGAAGTCAAGGATAAACGTACCATCGTTTCCTATACCGTCACTGATGAACCCAGCAACCTTGCCGAACTAACCGCCTTCACCGGTGGTCGTAAGGCTAAGGTATCCAAAACCGTCAAGTCTACTCCAGTCAAGTTGACTATCGCTGAGGAAAATCGCCGTATCAAAGCGGCCGAAACGAAACCGAAGTCTAAGCCGACCGCTAAGGCTGCTGCCAAGAAGGTCAAGAAGGACAAGCCTGTGTTTGATATGGGCAAGGACGAGGTCGAGCGCCAGT